CTAGTGTAATTCTATAGTTTGCTGGCCAAGCATGGGGTAAGAAAGCCTCAGAAAAACATATACGTTTACCTGTAAAACCTGCAAAAACACCCCCTGGTAACGCACACAGCCCTTTCATAGGCCCATCAGGATATAAAGCAGTATCATCATCTGGTGGTGCAATCCACGTAGTAGAAGGTATAACTTCAGCTAGTTCATTATTATTTGACGTATCTGCATAGGTAGTTGTAGCAAGTGTTACCTCTGCAACAAACTGAAATGCGGTGGTATTTGAGCCTGTGTTAGATCTGTATATACGTTTTTTAGATAAGTTAGTATTGGATTTTGCACTACTAGTTTCTAAGTTACTTAAGTTTACAGTCTGATTATCATCTGTTGTTACTACAGTAGAAGCAGCAGAAGGTGGTCCTTCTTCTCCATATGCTGTTACAAATGTATAAACATAAGATGTTTCAAAGTCTATATTAGCATCTGATGGTCCACCAAAAGAAGCACCATTTGTTACAGAGCCTGAAGCCCCGTTGCCAGTAGCAGAACCACTTGTTTCTACTGTAAGAGTTGTACCAGAGGGGGTAGATACTATTTTAAAATCGCCATTTATCTCATCGGCCGTAAGGCCATTTGTATCACTAAAACCTGCAAGCGTAACAAACTGATCTGCGGCACTATTATGAGCACTTGCAGTAGTTACCGTTATAGTACCAGAGCCACTTGCAGTGGTTACCGTTGCATTTATTTGAGTTGGAGAGGCCACAGCCACGGTTGGAGCAGCTGTAGGTGCGGGTACGCCTAGCCTATAAAAAGCATTGGGATAAGGTGCACTACCTAAAATAATATCACTTCTACCCATTCTAGGAAAAGATTGACCAGACCAATAGATCGTGTCGTTTGTGTCCCCGGCTATTGGCCCACGTACGACGTCTACATCTTCATCAAACTGTAGCCAACGTTCTGGGCTATCTGTGTACTTAAAAATGGATTGTTTTGTAGTATTAGCAAGAGTCGAAACTCCGTTAGAGGGGTCTGTTGTAGAATTATCCGTTACAGGAACTAAACGCCCACTTTCTAAATTTACATCGGTTGCAGTTTGCGCAAGGCTATCTGCTAAAAGCCTAGGAGAAATCCTTGGGGCTTTGCCTCCAAATGTATTAAGTTTAAAATACGCCATATACTCATTTTCCAGTGTTAAGAACAGATTCCTGTAGTTCTAAGCTCCTTCTTCCTACTTGTTTAAACCACTTACTGTCTTGCATCTCAACGGCCATTATCTTCCATTGTTGTTCTCTACAAGCCTTTAACATGTTTTTAAACTTAGAAAACCTAGTGCCTCCTAAATTAAAACACATATTTACTAACACATGTTGAATATTTTCGGGCAAGTCATAGAACTCTTCCTCCGTACCATACACGTGAATTGCTTCATCAAGATGTTTCTTAAAGTCATCTTCGTAGTACATATCTACTACTTCTTGTGGCACTTTAGTTCCTACACACCAATCATATTCTGGGTCTCCTGGTTGACATAAATGCCCTATACCAAGAGTTTTGTAGCCTAGACTATCCTCATATATCTCTAAAACTTCGCCCTCATGGCGCTTTATTTCAGCTTTACATTTTTCAATGTCCATACCTACTCCTTCTTTTCTGTTTCTATTTTAACCTTGGGCTTTATCTTGTCCTCTTTTAAAATAGTTTTTAGATCCCCGCTCAACGCAGATATACCTGCTTGTGCTAACTTAACATCTATAGCTAGGTTGTTAAGATTTTGTTGACCTTTGAATAAGACATTAAAAGATTCTATTGCTCTAGGCGTTAGATCTGATATGTCGTACTCTTCGCCATCAAAATTAATGGTTTTTATTTCGTTATTATCTGCCATATAAATACTCCTTATTTAGTTAAATGGTTTGTTTAGTATATCTTTAAGAGAAAAGCCTGTCTACGCCACTCATACCTATGATAAGTATGTAAAGGCCCATGATGTACTTAGTGTACTTTGAATCCATAGCATCAAACTTAGCGTCGCCTTTGTCTAGACGTTTCTCTATGTTGTCAACTTGTGCTTCTACTTTTGCTAATGATTCTTTAGTTGTTGCCATTATAGTCCTGCTGCTTCATTTGCTGCTTTCTTAGCGTTCTTAATATCTGTTGTCCAAACTGCATTACAAATAGCTTGAACCTCTGTAGACTCACCTGATATATCTGTATCGGTATGAGTCCAAGAACTGCCATCATAAGATGAGCTTACACATTCTAAAGTATGTCTGTGAAAAGACCTTGATAGCTCAGTGTAGCCTTTTGCATCTGTGCCTTCCTTGATGACTGTAGCTGTTCTTACTTGTATAGTTTTGTAGTCTCCTACAACTTCTATTTTATCTTCTATTATTGTTTTTGTTATTGCCATTTTTTTCTCCTATGTCCGTACCTAGAATCCACTAGGTATATTAGTTATGTTGCTCTATAAATTAGAAACCCTACCATATTACCACCACCTATATCAGCATGAGTTGGTACTTGTATGCCTGTTTGTCCGTTACTTTTATAAACATTAGCAACATTTGCACCCGGACTGACTAATGCATTGTCAGGTTTTGTGCTTGTAGACCATTGATTACAATGTAGCCCACCAGTAGAACCATAATTTTCTGAAGTATTAATTGCTGCAAAAGGTAATCCAGCTATAATTAAACTTTGTGTACTTGTAGCTCCATTTGAATTAATATCAAGATGAAACCAAGCTGTTACTAAATTACCAACTTTAGTATATGTTCCAACCCTCACTGCATAACTAGTAGACCCATCACTTTGAAATGATGGAGCCCAAGTACCTTCTTCATAATCGTCAAGATAGTTTGCTGAACCTGTACCACCTAGATAAACACCGCCTGAAAGGTAGAGGTCTTTCCATCTTACAGAAGAAAAACCTAAATCTAAGGTGTTATCAGTCTGACCAGAAGATGTGTTGTAAGGTAATACACCATTTACAGCATCGTTAAATCTAATTCCTGTATCAGTTGTTCCAATATAAATATCTGTTGAATCAGTACCAATACCTCCAACTGATGAGCCGTCTTTATGAAATCTTAAAATATCTCCATCATAAGAATTTCTATTTAAGGCAACTGTTCCATCTGATGTGTTGCTATGGTCTGAAGTAGCCCATAAAGCCCAACCATCGCCATTTATATCTTCAGCTGCTTCAACACCAGCTGTATTAAAAGAAGTAGAAGTCTTACCCACCAACAATCTTCCTGAAGAATCAATACGCATTCTTTCTGAACCAGCTGTAGAGAATCCTAAAGTGTCTGCACCATGAAATAATCCTGTATTTGTATCTCCTTCAAAAATTAAACTAGGAGCAGAAGCCGAACCACCACTTTTTATGTCTACTACGCCTGAAGAATCAATAC